TTGGGCCTCGGTTCAAAATTCCGAACACCGCCACAGTGCCTAAGAAAAGACACTCCGCGTACGCAGCCAATCGTGGGCATGATTTATCTCACCTAGTCCCCGTCCCAGTGGACTGTGGTGACCATCTTTTTGATGGCCAGCCCCGTTTGCGCCTCGTCGCACAGCGTGAGTTTATCCCTGAAGTTCCGTTCCGTTTGTTTGACGCTCCGAAGACAGACGCAATGGTTCACGCTCCCGTGGATCAATTAGGCCCGGTACTCTCTCAACAAGTACCGGTTGTCACTGGCAATGATTTCAACAGTATGCTTGCAGCTTTCAATAAACGCTGCAACTACCACAGTGACAGTCGTGTGAGCCCCAGTGTTGTGAAGGATGCAAAGCGTCTTGCATCCCAGGTTTTCCCCCGCAAGTTGTGGTCCCGTTATGATTGGACCCAGGACGCCTTCGAATCTTGGATTGCAAAATTCAACCCCGAGAAACAGACTCGAATGCGTTCTGCTCTATTAAACTTGCATGACGTCGACTTCCGCTCCCTTAACACCAAGAGCCTAATGGTGAAGGGAGAAGTGCTCTTAAAAAGGAACGATCCGTCATGGGCGCCGCGTGTTATTTACGTCGGTACAGATGAGTATAATGTACTGACTGGTCCGATCCAAGATGAGTTCAATAATCGATTGGCCAACGCACTTAACCTGTTCTCTAACGACAATGTTGAAAAAGTCATTTTTGCTTACAAAACTGATGATGTCACCATAGCTAACACTCTTAGTGGCTGCGAACGCTACTATGAAGGTGACTTCTCAGCTAATGACAAGAGCCAATTGTCGGATGTACATGAGATCTTTGCCCACTGGTTGAAATGTTCTGGTGCCCCGTCTTGGTACCGTAAGTTTTATACGCACAATTCCAAAAGGTTTACTGTAAGGTCCTACGAGTATGGTGTTGAAGCCACGATTGAAAATCAGCTCGCCACTGGTGGCACAGACACAACAGGCCGTAATAC